GCGCCGGTCCTGTTTCGAGCAGATCCGGGCCGTGATCGCGTCATTCGGGGTATCGGACCTCTGGGAGGCGAACCTAACAGACCTCTCGTTGACGTTCAAACCGAACCGGTCGCGGTTCATTTTCTCCGGCCTGGACGACCCCGAAAAGTTGAAGTCCATTTTCGGCATCACTTCCGCCTGGGTGGAAGAGGCGACCGAGACGACGTGGGGCGACCTTCAGGAAATCAACCGCCGCATCCGGGGCCGGTTCCGAGCCTACAAACAGATCGTGTTGACGCTCAATCCGATTTCCGCGCAACACTGGATCAAACGGCGTATCTGTGACGCGCCGGACGACGACACCGCGGTAATACACTCGACATTTTTGGATAACCCATATTTAGACGAGGCGTACAAACGCGAGCTGCGTAAAATGCAAACGGCCGACCCGGACCTCTGGCAGGTGTACGGGCTTGGCGAATGGGGCATGATGCAGGGCATCATATACCCGCATTTTATTTTAGACGAGGCCGAATATTCCGGCGAACCGGACGAGGTGATCTACGGGCTTGACTTCGGGTTCACGAACCCGACCGCGCTGTTGGAAATCAAACTCACAGGCGAAGACGATGCGCATGTCCGCGAGATACTGTATGAGTCTGGCATGACAAATCAGGATCTCATCGCGGCTATGGACAATGCCGGGGTGTCGCGGATCGCCCCGATATATGCCGATTCCGAAGACCCGGCCCGGATTGAGGAAATCGCGGCGGCTGGCTACAACATCTTCGCCGCCGACAAAGGGCCGGGCAGCGTCAAGGCGGGCATCGTGTTGGTGCGCGGTATGAAAATCCACACTAACCCGTGGAACGTGGGGTTCAACGCAGAGGCGCAAGAATATCATTGGAGCCGGGACCGGAAAGGCGAGATTGTGGACGGCGTGCCTGTGAAAACGAACGATCACGCGATGGACGCGCTCCGGTACGCGCTGTTCACTCATTGTCGCGAACGCCGCGAACGCAACCTGCTTGCCGTATATGACCTAGCAGACGAGTACACCGCGCCGATCCCCGACCTATAGGGCTGCGCCGCACACCAAAAATAGCCAAACAGCATAGGCTTGACTTTCGCGTACCATTGTGGTATAACACCACCGAACTCGGAGATCTATCTGTCTATGCTGTGGCCATTTTCGGGCATCAAAGAGGCGCGCATGGAGCGCGAATCCCTGTTGCAACACCTCGAATCGCTTGAATTGCGCCTGCAGGAATCCGCCCCCGATAGCGGGCTGATTGCGCTATCGCGGGACGAGATCGGTTGGGAACAAATCACCGGCGCGTTCGGGGAACCTGTAAACGACAGCGTGCGGACCGACTACCTTCGGCTTGCCCGCGTCTACACCGTGCGCGACCCCCTGTGCCGCCAAGCCAAAGAATTGTGGGTCAATTTCGGCGTCGGTTCCGGGGCGACGTGGGCAACGCAGGATGCCGCTACAGAGCGGAAGGTCAAGGCGTTTTGGACCGACCCGAAAAACCGCGTTGTGTTTTCCACGGCTGGCCAGCGCGCACTTGCCGCCAGCCTGTTCGTGGACGGCGAAGTGATGCTGCTGTTTTTCCCCGGCAATCCGGGCCGGGTCCGTATGATCGATCCCCTTGAGGTCAAAAAGATCATCACCGACCCGGAGGACATCTACACCGAGGCCGCGCTGGTGCGGTCCTACACCAACGCCGCCGGTGTGTACCGCGAGGCAAAATACGCCATGTGGGATTACGACGGGGACGCCATGCCGGACGGCGTGGAACCAGGCGTCTGGGCCTTCCACTACCGGCTGACCGGCACGCATGGCCGGGGCCATTCCGGGCTGATAGCCGCGCTGGATTGGGCGAGGGCGCACCGCCAGTTTATGAAGGCCAGATCGGTAATACAGCAGGAAATTGCAAAAGTAGTGCGGAAATTGAAGGTCAAAGGCGGCCCGGCGCACGTCAACGCGGCGCGGGCGCGGGAGCAGGCGAGGGCTGCTGCGCGCATGTCCGAACGCGGGGCAACGCCGCCGATTGCGCAAACCTACATCGAAAACGAGGGACAGGACCTGCAACCGACCGCTCAGGAAACCGGCGCGCAGGCCGCGCAAGTGGACGGCAATATGCTGTTGCAGGTGTTCGGGGCCGGGGTAGGCATATACCCGCACTATTTCGGCGCGGGCGAGGCGTTCCGGCTGGCGACCTCGACGGCTATGGAACTGCCGATGTTGCGAACGTTTGAGGCGTTCCAAGCGATACTGAAACAGATCTATAGCGACCTCATTTTGGCCGAACTCGACGAGAGGGACATATCCATTGAGGACGCGGGGATCACTGTAACATTACCCGAACCGTACCCGGTGTCCCGCCAAACCCTGTTGCAGAACATAAACGAGACACTGGTACAGTTCCCGCAATTCGGTGAATCCGAGGATATCCAAAAATTCGTACTACACCTGTTGAACGTGCCCGATCCCCAAGCGGTGTTGGACGGGTACGCGGAAGCCCCGGCGACCGAATCGGGCCGGATGTTGCGCGAATTCACGCGGCTACTTGTCAAGGCGAGGGAATCGAAGTCCGGGAGCGGCTGCGCATGTTGACCGTACCGCGCGAGATAGACGCGATTCTGTCGGAGTGTACCGGCGAAATGGTAGACCGGATACTCGAAGCGGCGGTTGCCAGCCACGCGATAGACTCGCGGATGGGCCGGATGCACGAGAAACGGTTCCGGCGCGTGACGACGGCGGCTTATGGCGCGCTGTTCCGCGCGGCGGCCACCCGCGAATTTATCGGCGGCGTCGTGCGCCAAGTGGCGGACGAGGTGAAAACGGCGGCAGATCTTGCGGGTATAACCGAGTCTACTAGCGACATGGTACAGGAACGCAAAGTGTCTTGGGATGAAATCGTTGGCGAAACGGCGCAAACCGCCACCAAAAAGTTTATGGCGCCCGCGATTGATTATGTGGAAAAACGTTTGATTCCAGCGGCGGAGCAGGCCTATCAGGATGCGTTGTCATACGCCTATGAGACATCGTGGAACGGCAAACGGACCGTTTCGGTGGCAAAAGCAAAAACCTATGCGCGGCAACGGGCGAAAAACCTATTCGACGATCTGTCAGGCGCGGACAACAGGCGTATCGGCAAAGCCATTGCGGACGGCATCGGGCGTGGGGATTCGATACAGACCATCGCCGATTCCATTTTCGACACCGTGCAGGACGACACTATGACGGCGGAACGCGCGAAGGTTATCGCGTCCACCGAGGCAAACAACGCGCTGAACGCTGGCGCAATGGCCGCCGGAGCCGATATGGGCTACGACTCGAAAATCTGGGTCGACGTGGGCGATGAAAAGACCTGCGAAACATGCGAGGGAAACGCCGCGATAGGTGTAATATCTATGGGCGACACATTCCCAAGCGGCGATTCCTACCCGTCGGCGCATCCGAATTGCCGGTGTTATGCCCGGTACGTCATGGCGGACGGTAGCGAACCGGAATTATAGGAGGCTGGCCATATTATGACAGTAACGAAACTGGAACACGGGCACAGGTACCCGGCGGCGGCGTTCGCGTATGCCGGGGACAATGTGCCGGTAGAAAATTGGAAGTTGCGCCTCTGGGAACATGGCAAGGGGCTTGACGCCGAAACGGTTATCGAGGCGGCCCGCAACCTGAATGATAGCGGCCTATCGAAAGATGCGCGGTTGCAGGCGCGCGCGAAAATCCGGTCCGCGCTGGTAAAATGCGGCGTGCCGGTTGAACGCTGGCCCGAAACGATACCAGGCACGGTAAACGCCAGCGTCACGGAATCGGCTGTACTGGAGGGATGCGACACCGGCAAAACGGCCGAGGTGGTTGTGATTCGCCCCGGATTCAATTCAAGCCGGAAACGGTTCTACACTAAAGAGGCGCTGGAATCGGCCATACCGATGTTCGATGGCGTGAAAATGTACATCGACCATCAAACCGACAAAGAGGACACGGAGCGGCCAGAGGGAAGCCTGTTGCGGCTTGGCGGCGTTTTACGGAACGTCCGCATGCGGGAATCGGACGGCGCCATTGTCGGAACGGCGCACATTGTCCACGACGGGCTGCGCCAGATGCTCGTAAACCTGAGCGAATCCAATTTACTAGGCACAATAGGCGTGTCCATAAACGCCATAGCGGCTATGGCTAGGCGCACTATTGACGGGGTACAGACGTTGGTGGTAGAATCGATCCGTAAAGTGCGTT